TATATCAAAGTGATCATATTGGAGATACAGCAATCATAACTGCATCGGTTGGAGCGGGTGGAACTCTATCATTTACTGTCGTTGGTGGCGGAACTGGATACACAAATCCTAAAGTATTCGTATCTGAACCATCATATGAAAATTTAAGTGTAATTGGCGTATCTAGATTGGGACTTGGGGCAACAACAAGAACTGGAATAGGTCTTTTACTCAATGTTGAAGTTGGAGCAAGTTCTGCAACTGGAATAGGATCAACATACTTTGAAGTTTCTAGATTTAGTATTTCTAGACAAGGTTACTCATTCAGAAGAGGAGATGTATTTAAACCAGTTGGATCGGTGACTGCTAAAGGATTGGCATCTCCATTATCAGAGTTCCAGTTGACAGTAGTTGATACATTTTCGGATTCTTTTGCCGCTTGGCAGTTTGGAGAGTTTGATTATATAGATTCAGTAAAAAATTATCAGGATGGAGTTAGAACAAGATTCCCATTATTCTATAATAATGAATTATTAAGTTTTGAATCTCTTGAGGATTCTCAGGTAAATCTTTCAAATGCTCTATTAATTGTCATAAATGGAGTCATTCAAGATCCTGGAGTTGCCTATGAATTTGATGGTGGAACTAGTTTCGTGTTTACAACTGCTCCAAGACCAGAGGATAATGTTGCGATTTTCTTCTATAAGGGTACTGATGGTGACGATGTTATTGTAAATGATACGATTAATGAAACTCTAAAAAGAGGTGATACTGTACAGGTTCTTAAAAATAATTCAATTCCCGGAACAATAACACAAGATAAGAGGACAATATTTGATTTATCATTCTCTGATAAGTTTGAGACTAATTTATATTCAAATCAAGGAGTTGATTCAGAAAATAATAAACCATTAAGTTGGATTAAACAAAAAGTTGATAGGAAAATTAACGGAGAAGATGTTTATAAAACTAGAGATTCTATTGAGTCTTTAATTTATCCAACTGCTAAAATTATCAAAGATTTTTCAACTACATCTGATGAAATATTTGTAGATAATGCAGAATTCTTTAATTATGATTTGACAGCACCAGAAAAATTTGATGCTTTAATTTTTTCTGGAGTTGCTGATCCAGTATCTGCTGGAATAACTGCAATAGTTTCTATTGCGGGAACAATTCAATCTCTATCAATTAGTAACCCTGGAAGTGGATACACTGGAGCATCAGTTACTGTTAAGATTGCTGCACCATCAACAGTTGGCATTTTGACTTCATTACCTATGGGTGGTATTGGTATTGGGTCTACTGCAACCGCAACTATTGCAGTCTCTGCTGCAGGATCTCTAACAACTCCAATTACAATTATAAATCCCGGATTGGGTTACAGTGTTGGGAGACCACCAGAAGTTATTGTTCCACTTCCAGATCCAATATATGAAAATATTACAAATATTTCTCTAGTAAATGGATTCTCTGGAACTATTATTGGAATTGGAACCACGACAGGTAGTGGTGGAAATCCCCTAGCACTTAAGTTTACTTTAGAAGGACCTGTTGGATTTCCTCAATTGCAAACTGGATATCCAATTTATATTTTTGATACAAGAGTTGGAAAAGGAGTAACTTCTATCAACAGTTCTAACTCTGCAGTGGTTGGAATTGGAACAACCTTTGTAGATAATATTTACTATATTCATCAAATCTCTTCTACTAGCACTACTGGAATTATTACTTGTAATATACTATCAACTACATCTGTGGTTGGGTTAGCATCTACTGGAAGTATATCAAACCCCATAGGTAAATTCTCTTGGGGTAGAATGTCTGGATTTAATAGATCAAGTTCTGCAATTTCAATAGGAGTGACTGGAAATACTGTAGATGTTGGATTGTCAACTTTTGCAACAATTCAAAGAAGAGGAGTTGGTATTAGACAAACCGGAGCACTTCCAAAACTTTTATAAATACTTAAAAAATATCAATATGGCGGCAATAGTAACGGATCAATTTAGAATATTAAATGCAAGTAATTTTATAGATTCTGTAACTGGTGGTAACGATTCTTACTATGTTTTTTTGGGTTTGGACAATCCAGTACAAGATGCATTTGGAAGAACTACTGATTGGAACACCAATGCCCCAAATCCAACAGATAATTTGAAATATTCCTCACACTATAGAGATACATCTTTATTTGGTAAAAAAATTACATCTAGTAATATTAGAAGACTTATAAGAAAAGTTACTTGGACTTCTAATACATCATATGAGATGTATAGGCACGATTATAGCATTCAGAATCCAACACCAAATTCAAATTCAAGTAGATTATATGATTCTAATTATTATGTAATTAATAGTGATTTTAGAGTTTATATTTGTATAGATAATGGTTCTTCTGGAACTAGTTTGAAAGGTGGCAAATCCCAAGATGAGCCCACATTTACAGATTTGGAACCTTCAGCAGCGGGAACAAGTGGAGATGGTTATATTTGGAAATATCTCTTTTCAGTTTCTCCCAGTGATATTATAAAGTTTGATTCGACAGAATATGTTGTTGTTCCTAATGATTGGAAAACATCAACAGATTCTCAAATTGTAAGTGTAAGGGAAAATGGAAATTCTGGACCTACAAATCCAAATCAAATTAAGAAAGTATATATTGCATCTGGTGGCGGTGGATATAGTGAAGTTGTAAAAACTGTTGATATTCTTGGTGATGGAGTTGGCGGCAGAGTTTCTATAAAAGTAAGTGGCGGAAAAATTACTGAAACTCAAGTTGTTGCAGGTGGTTATGGATATACTTGGGGAATTGTTGATTTAGGAAGTCTTCAACCTATAGACAGTCTTCAAAATCCAGCAAAACTAATACCAATCATTCCACCATCAAAGGGGCATGGTTACGACATTTATACCGAATTGGGAACAGATAAGGTATTGGCATATGCCAGATTTGACGATTCAACTAAAGATTTTCCAACGGACACTAAATTTGCTCAAGTTGGAATTATAAAAAATCCAACTACATTTTCTTCGGATACTGTTGTTTTTACAGAAAATCAGTATTCATCACTATATGCAGGAATTACTACATCAATTAGTGGAAATCCAGTTATTGGAGAGGAAATTGAACAAACCAGAGCAGATGGAAAAATTGCAAAGGGATATGTAGCTTCATATGACAGTGAAACTAAAGTTTTAAAATATTTTAGGGATAGATCTTTATATTTCGGTAGTATAAATGAAGATGAAACTGATTATAATACAGTTAGTGCAGATTCTAATGTATATGACTTCCAATCTAATGGTGGAAATATTGTAAGTGTAAATGGAACATTTACCGCATCTATAGACACGTCATTTAATGCCAATAAGGTTACGGTTGGAGGTAAAGTTATAGACTTGGGGGTAACTTTTACAGAAGGTCTTGCAAATCCTGAGATAAATAAAAAGACAGGAGATATAATTTATATTGATAATAGACCCCTGGTAACAAGAGACATTAGGCAAAAAGAAGACATTAAAATTATCCTGGAATTCTAAAAAAAATGACACAGAAAACAGATTTAAACATCAGTCCATATTATGATGACTTTGATTCTGAAAGGAATTTTTATAAAGTCTTGTTTAAACCAGGATATCCAATACAGGCAAGGGAATTAACAACTCTCCAATCTATCTTGCAGGATCAGGTAAAATCTTTTGGAAGTCATATATTTAAAGAGGGATCGGTAGTTATTCCCGGAAATATTGCCTATGATGGAAATTTTAATTCTGTAAAACTTAATCCAACTAATTTTGGAGTTGATATTTCTCTTTATATTAATAATTTTATTGGTAAAAAAATAACAGGGCAAATATCAGGAACAACAGCAATAATTCAATTTGTTTCCCTCCCCGATGGAGAAAATGTAGAAGATTTAACAATATATGTAAAATATTTGGATTCTGATAATAATTTTCAGTTTAATCCGTTTGAAGATGGAGAATCATTAATTGCAGAAGAAAATATAACTTATGGTAATACTACCATTAATGCAGGAACTCCATTTGCATCATTAATAGCACTGAATGCAACATCCGTAGGTTCTTCTGCATCTATTGGTGATGGAGTTTATTTCATTAGAGGTTATTTTGTTAATGTATCTAAACAAACTATAATCTTAGATAATTATACAAATACGCCCTCATATAGAGTTGGACTAAAAATTGACGAATTAATTCTCAGTGCTGGAGATGACAGTTCATTGTATGACCCATCTAAGGGATTTACAAATTATGCAGCACCCGGAGCAGATAGATTTAAGATTGATTTAACTCTAACGAAGAAATTAATATCAGACCTCAACGATACTGATTTTGTTGAACTTTTGAGAGTTGAAAATGGAAAAATTAAAATTATTGAACAAAAAAGTCAATATAATATAATCAAAGATTATATGGCAGAAAGAACTTATGACGAATCTGGTGATTATACTGTTGAACCTTTTAATGTATCTGTAAATAATTCTTTAAATGATAGATTAGGTAATAATGGTTTATTTTTCAATACCGAAACAACTGAACAAAAAAACTCACCATCAGAGAACTTGATGTGTTTAAAAATATCCCCAGGAAAGGCTTATGTAAGGGGATATGATATAGAAAAAATTTCAACAACAATTATTGATATTGATAAACCAAGAGATACGGCAAGAGTAGATAATGTAAATGTTCCTTTTGAAATGGGAAATGTTCTAAGAGTTAATACAGTATCCGGAACTCCAAAACAAAAACTTACAATAGATTTATTGGATCAATTTGTGGGATCTGGAACCACTATCGGAAACGCAAGAGTATATAATTTTAGTTTGACCGATGCCTCTTATACCAATAATGCTACTAATTGGAATTTATATCTTTATGACATTCAGACTTATACAACTGTCGGTTTAAATACTTCAGTAACAAGTGTAGAATTACCTGCAACATCGTTCGTAAAAGGAAAAAGTAGCGGCGCTAGTGGTTTTGCAGTTTCTGCTGGTGGAGCATCATCTACTATTAACTTAAGACAAACTTCCGGAACATTTTCAGTTGGAGAGCAGTTAATTATCAATGGGATTGATTTTCCAAGAACTATTAGAACAGTAACTGCATATTCCACAGAAGACATTAAATCAGTAAAACAAACAACCACTGTATCTGGACTTTCAACAAATTTTACTGCAAATTGTTTTCTTGAAAAATTTAGATTACCCAATGGTGTTTCTCAGGGAACAATTAGTGGTGGAAACACCTTAGTAAGCCCAGGAAAATTCTTCACTGGTGTAAAAGTAGGATCAATTATTAGGTATCAAACTACAACTGGAGATGAATCATTTAATCGGGTAACTGCAGTTCCTTCTTCTGGTAC